TTTATTTTCAGGTGAATCTAATAAAAGTTGTTGTGTAAAAGCAGCAGCTTTAGCCGCAAATCTCGCATCTTTTCTAAACTCTCTACCTGTAAAAGTTTTAGTAGCTCCTAATTGTTTTATTGGTGCTTTCTCATCCGCTTTATTTACTTCTTGTTCAACTGTTAGTGCAATAGCCTCTGCAACAGTGTTTATGGCTTCTTTTCTCACTTGTGCTTGAGACTTACCTGTAGGAGGTTTATAATCTACATCACTCATTATGATCTTCCTGTAAATACTTCTCTTACAGATATAAGGATATTTCCATCTGAACCTGAAGCTGTTTTAGCTTGCAACTTATCTCCTTTTGATAAAGTAATACCTAAATTATCTAGCCTTAAAAAATCATTACCTGCTATTTGTTTATTGTTCACAATTAAAAATTGTGTGGTGGTTGATCCTTCATAAAAATATAAAAACCCATTTATATTACTGCTAGTAGTATTACAGATAATTACAGAGTCTACAATAGCTTCAAATTGACCGGGAAGCGTATAAATGTCCACTATGGAATTTGTGAGGGCTTTCGCTACTGATCTTCTTTTCTCTGCCATTAGGTATTTCTTTTTCTAATAATTTAACCGATCTGTATATCTTTTTACCACTTAAAGTATGAATTACCCCTGCATTTGGAAGTATGAGAGGTGATTCTGTTATCTCAATTGAAATGATCTTCATGGTTTATGACTACAGCCTCCTGTTTAGCTTTGTTTGGAAGAAGAACAACACCATGCAATGCGGTAACATTGTGTTCAACTGTTTCTTTCTTACCTAAACCTACTCTGTTTAATATGGACTCCGCAGCTTTTACTTTCAACTCTGCACGAGGAATGTTACCATCATCATCCAAAGCATTTATCAAACCCATTGTAGCTTTCATAGAATTAGCGGCTAACATTTGTTGTGCCGCATCTATTATTTCAGAAGAAAGAGAACGCATAACTGCAGTGCCTGTATCTTTTGCATATCCTGCTTCTCTCAACGCTGCTTGATTATTACCACCGTTTTCAATAAATGCAGCAAGATACGTAGACTGTTTTTCAGTTAGTTCACGTTTCTTTTTCTTTTGCCTAGCTAATAGATTTGATACCATTACGCATATATCTCTTTTGTACTAGTGGTTGCACCTATTTCTTTTGACTGCCCATACCGATCATAAACTGTTACAGAAGATTCAGAAACTGTGGTAACAGGTCCTTCCATAGAGTATTTACGAGTAACATGAGTTATGTTGTCTCCACCAGAATTAATTGTATAGCGAGTGTAAAACTCTACAGGCTCTACACTTCTATTCATCATTGTATGGTTAACTGGTTCTGTCAAGTTAAGCCATCTTTGTTTTGCGAACACCTGCACCCATTGCATAGGCTTTCATTTTGGTGTTTTTACCTCCCACAGCCCGACCTTTAGCTTTCATCTTGGTATTCTTACCACCAACAGCCATCATACGAGTAGGACGAGAAGTAGAGCCTTGCATCATGTTTTCATCCATTCTGCGTCCCATGTTTGGTGAAGCCATACCTGTCATGCCACCAAGATACATAGCTTTCATTTTGGTATTCTTACCACCAACTGCTCTGCCTTTAGCTTTCATTTTGGTATTCTTGCCACCTACTGCTCTGCCCTTGGCTTTCATCTTAGTGTTTTTACCACCAACTGCCATACCCTTGGCTTTCATTTTGGTATTTTTTCCACCAACAGCACGACCTTTGGCAGTCATTTTGGTGTTCTTACCACCAACAGCAGCTTTTCGTCTTTTAGCTTGCATGGCTGCAACTTTCATTGATTCTTCCTTATTTCCATCTTTGTCTAAATCAAGAAAATCTGGCTTTCCACCTACAGCCATACCTTTACTCCTCTTCATAGTCTTCCTCATCTTCTTGCTCCTCCGCATATAAGTTATTAAACGTTACATTTGGGTCCATGTAACTATCATGTATTTCTGCAGTGTGGAGGTATTGACTTGGTGCAAAATCTGGTGCGCCTTCACCAGTTACCCACAAGGCAGGGTTTGTTGCACGTACTCTGTTGTTTGGTAAGGCAACTATGTTACCTGTAAATTCACCTGCATCTATTAGTTCTAGTACGTGCGATTGTTTATGTTGTGCAGGGTCATCTGAAATATGTGAATCTGTGTAGTCTACGGTAAACATATATTTACCTGTATAAAACTCTCCACCTATCTTACATATCCAAGGGCTAGAAGAGACACGATCTAACACTACTACAGAGTGATTTCGTGAAGAACAGTCCCAAGGTTGGACTAAATGGGTTGGCATCATCTCAGGCCACTCTTCAAGGGGTATATCTGCCACTAGAGAGGCTATTGGTAGCCTTGCCCACATAGCACCCCCATGAACGTTCTCTTCTTCATTACAGCCAGTAAAGACTACCTGAAAGCTAAGACTACGATCTGGTATTGTATTTACTGCAAATGCAAGAGCATGAATGTATTCACCTTCATACTTCTCATGGTTATGTGTAAACTGCTTTCTCACCCAACATTTAAAGTGAGGTATGTTTGATATTAAATATGACATTGAGGCATCCTTCTCTAAACACCTCCCTTATTATTATTAACAACGCCACCTTCTACGGGCTTGACGTAATCTTGAATTAGGGTTTTTTGCAGCTTTTGGAAACTTTTTCATTTGCCCTGCTGATCTTGCACAGAAAGACTTTCTCCTTTTTGCTGCTTTACTTCCCGGTTTTACCTTTCCTGTTACTGCAGTTTGTAGCTTTGATCCGGGGTTTTTCCTTCTGTAGGCTTCAACCCCTTTCTTAGTCATACCTGCACCTGCCTTGGTAGGACGTTTATGACCACCTTTGATGGTCAATCCTTTCATTCCTGTTCCTTTACGCTTTGGTTTTGCGGCTCTTGGCATTTGAATATTTCTTTTTGAATGTTCTCACGTTGGTAGGCTTTCCTCCCACTCCTTGTGCTTTTGCTCTCTTTCTTGCAACAGCACTCCGAATCTGACTTTTGCTCATGCGCTTTGCAGTAGCCCTTGGTACGCATTTTGGATACTTTCTTTTACTGCCTGTGGCTGATTTACGACCACACTGTTGAAATTTACCTTTTTTCTTTGGTGCGCCTATATCAACCCAATCACCCTTTGGGCCTTTTCCAAACCACTCTTTTAAACTCACTTGTATGTACCACCACGTTTTTTGTAGGTTCTAACTAGCCATGCATTTGCATATGCTGAAGGGTATACCTTGAACTTACGTTTAGCCTCTGACTTTACTCTTGCATAAAGTTTAGGGTTGGCAGGAGTAGGGGAACCTTTTTTACGTTTTGTTTTTGGTTTTGCTTTTTTTGCGGCCATCTTTTAGTTTCCTCTTTGCTTCTCTTGCGATACGAACAACTTCAGTTTTACCCATTACCTTTGCACGTTGTTCCATCACAGTAAGTATTTGTATTTTTCTTGCGTAAGGTTTTTTTATTCTTCTTACTTTTGCAACTGTGGCTCTTGCATCTGCAGGAGTGGCAAACTTGATGCTAACTGTATCTTTAGGATTCTCATCTGTGTAGAGTCTACGACCACTACCTTTTGGTTTTTTTCCTGTTCCCTTTTTTGGGTCCTGCTTTTTTGACATGGCTTGTTTTATACCTTGTGCGTTGATCCTTTTCTATCTTAGATAGAATTTTTGCTTGCCCACTGTGAGTACGTGATGCTTTCTTTAAACCTTTTATTACTTTTTTTAATGGTTTTGTGTAATGAGGCATGGCTAACCAAAATCCTTTTTAGTTTCAGGACAAGAACATACTCCACAACCACAGTATTCTACATCACATACAACTGTATCACAGTGGCAGGAGTGTTCACAAGATGAACATTTCATACTATTTTCCATTTTATGAGAATAACCGTAGTTTATCTCTTTACTCCCTTTTTTATTTTTTGTAGGAGTGTGGAGTTGTAGACAAACTCTGGGCTAATTGTTATTATACACACGCAGAAAGGGTCTGTCAAGTGTTTTTTATAAAAAATTAAAAAAAAATTTAAAAATAGTGAATTTTTTACTTGACAACTTGCATTTTGAACTGTATAATAAGTTTACTGCTGCACAGGAATAAATATACTATGAACCCCCTTTTGATTAGCCCTCGATTCCCTTTTGATTAGCCTATGATTTCCTCACCAATCAGATACCGTGTATTTTGTTACTACAAAAATATTCCAAAACCTGTAGTTTCTATGTTTGCAAACAAAAAATTAGCCCTCGATTTTAGAAAACAGGTACGTAGAGAGCAAAAAGATATTGAAAATGTAATAATATACGATGAAAATGATACAAAAGTCTATGAAAATTAAAAAAAATTTTAAAAAAAGGTAAAAAATAGAAAAATTATATGGGGATTGCATATAGATATATACATACCCCTAGTGGCCCACGCCTACCCGTTGCATTATTGCAACTTTTTTTTTATTTTTGTGACATTTTTGTACTAGCCTCTATAACGTCCATATCTGCTCACTGGTAAACATCTCAGCCGGCCGATACTATACCTAATAAAAACCGAACAACGCCTTTTTTAGGGTGTTTATGGGGTGGGGTGGCGTATCATACAGAAACAACCCCCCAGTGTCATAATCTCGTTTTGTTATGCGTATTCAATGTCTTAATTAATAATCTCTGGATAAAAAAAACCCCACCAAAAAAGGTAGGGTTTAGGGCAGAATGTTTTTTATTTATTATGATACGGCTCTAAATCCATCCTTTGCATTTGAGAAGCGAATTGCAAAGCGTGGATCGTGGTTGTGCATTGCGATCCGATCCCCAATGTCGGTTCCAATGTGCCATCTTGTATAACCGTAAATACTAAGCAGTGGCCGTTTGTTCAATTGATCAATCCAGAACTTTACATATTCAACGCTGTAAAAATCACCTAAGACATGAAGTCGGATCGTGTAGGGTTTATTCTTTTTATCTATCACGTTTAATTCATGGTTTAGTCTAGGGATTAATGATGCCCCTACTTTAATGCGATGAGCAAAGGGCATATTATTTCCATAGCAATCAAGCCAATGCTCACACCCTCTAAAACAAGTGGCTCTCTCTTCAAGTGTCACGGTGTAAATCTTGGCTCCTTTAAATTTACCCCTCAATATCTTTTTTCCTAACTTTTGATTAGTCGAGGGTTTGATTACTTTGAACTTGTAATCTTTTAAATCAAAAACGTTTTTACCGTACATGGTCACACCAATGTGTGCTGTTTTGCTGTCTTTATCAATTACCTTGTGAGCATGATTTTCAAATTTAATTGGCTTTCTGGATGACCAACAGAGGGTGCAATCTCCGCAACTTTCCGATTTATTTTTTTGTACTAAACAATCAATCATTTTTTACCTCGTTTATTGAATACATCGAGTATGAACTATTTTTTATCTTATGTAAACAGAAAAAAACCCCCCTAAAATTAATCAGGGGGGTAAAGGTGGCTTGGCACAAACTTTATAAAGCCAAGCTTGGGAGGTAATCGTATTTTTACTGTATTGCTGAAGTAACAGCAATCACAGACAATAAAAGAACATAGCCTACAATCATCTTTTTGATCCTTTCCTTAGTTAAATTAAAAACAAAACAACAAACAAAATCAGACACACCGAACAAAAAACTTTATATAAAGTTAAAAACAAATCATCCATAATCAACCCCCTAAAGATTGAAAAGGTTTAACGCCTAGCCGAATAAAGGTAGGTATTTGAAACAAAAACAGAAGCTTTTCTGATCTGCGTTCTTGTTCTTCCAAGGTATAAGAACCGAATTTACTTTCAAGTTGGTTTTTATTCTTACGTCCAAAGGAATGAATTTTCAGTTCGCCTTTTTCGTTTTCAACTTCACGACTGTCATGCGTATGAGTGGCCCAATGAGTAAACACATTGAACAATGCCCATTTATTCTTACCAACTCCTTGTCCATGACTGGAGCCATACTCTGCAGAGTACATATCCCACAAATCCATCATTGCTTGAAATGGCTTATTGTTTAGGGTGCTGATCTTTTCATTTATTTGATCATTTCTAATATGTGCATCGCTAGATAATTCACCAGACAGCAATGCCCTATCAATTCTCTTTTTAGACAGCATATCCTGAGATAAAAAATGGCGAATTATTTGGGCGGCCTCGTAGTTTACAACCCTAGTGTTTTTCCAGTCTTGAAAGCGTCCTACATTCTCGCCAAAAGTGGTAAAAACAGAATTAGCAGTGCGTAATAAATTACTACGATCAAAATGTTGAGTATGTTTTTTCTTTGTATAAAAAGCCTTTTCACCCCCGAACACCATTGAGTTCTCACATAACGATCTGTATGCACCTGAGAACATTTGGAAGGCTCCAGTTGTGTCTACGCT